GTTATGTGGTTTTGGGATCACATTAAACTTGCGGTCATTCCAATGTACCACCTTATCAAGTTCGCCCTATCGTTTGTAACTTCTAAAGTGCTTGGCACATTTTCTTCTATTCTTCGGGTAGTTGGAAGAGTTGTCGGTACTCCAGTAGACTCTGAAGATGATTTTCCTGAGTTGTCAATGCCGGATTTTAAGGAGACGGTTGGTGAAAAGATTGAAGCTGGCTTTGTTACCCAGTCAGCCTTTTCGGTCCCAGTTCTTGGCCTTAGGCTTAGCAAGTTCTTTGTTAGTCAGGGCATGAATTTTAATCCTACTAAGTGGCAGGTTAAGGGTTTTGATAGAGCCCAGAAGGACACCGATTCGCTGTTTACATGGTTGATCGAAACCTTCTTATCAGTCTTTGGTAGCATCTCGCCTGAGTTTGTTACTGAAGCTTTAGTCGGCAGTTCCCGTAGTATTGAAGTTCGTGAGTGGTATTCTAACGTTGATAACGTGTTTAGACAGGATGCTACCCGTACCCTACCTCTAGACTATTTTAGTGTTGATCGTATACACTTGCTCCTGCTTCAGGGTAGGGGATTTCTAGAGAAGTCCACCAACTTGTCCTTGGGGTCCTTGGTTCCTATTTTAGCTCGTAGTATTGCGCAGCTTGAATCCTTGGAGAAGGAATATGTTTCTAAGGTTTCAACCTCTAGTCTTACTCGTCCTAGACCCGTTGTTCTTATGCTTCATGGCGAAACTGGTCATGGTAAGAGCAACTTAGCCCTGTATTTGGCTAAGGTCTTGGCTGCTGATACTATTCAAAAGTCCGGCAAAGATTTTGAAGAACGTATGGCGGCTTTTAAAGCAAATGCTCGATCTGAGATTTTTGTTATGGGTGACGATAAGTACTATGATGGTCTTAGCCCGGGCCAATCCGTGGGGCTTTTTGATGATTTTGATCAGAGAAAGCCTCAGTCCGGAGATGAAATGTCAATGGGAGCTCAATTTGTTAGGTCCAATAATGAGTCTGTTTATACTCCTCGTATGTCAGCGGTTCGTGATAAGAACAATGTCCAGCTGCGTTTTTGTTACTCACTGTATTCCACTAATAGCGACCATTTTTATGATCCTGGAATGACCAGTGTCGCTGCTGCCGAGCGGCGTATTGACTTCAATTATGAAGTTGAACGCTTGAAGCGAGATGATCCTCTTGCTGCCTTCGACCCTAACGCCTTTGTTTTGCATGAGACCGTTAAGGCTGACGAAACAAATGGCTCCCAGTTCAACCCCTTGTCTCCCTGGAGGCGCACCGGTGATAAAACGGACTTACCCCATCTATTTCAGGCTATGGTTGAAAAGTATGCTCAAAATGTCAAGTTCTTTAAGTCCACCGACGTTGATCCTGAGGAAGCTTTGAATACCATGCGTCCTAAACCTCAACACTTTGAAGAAGAGACGAGGTATAAGCATTTGCTCGAGACTATTAGAGCAGATGTGCAGCAAGACGACAATCCTTTAATGGCTTGGAAGCGTGATTACGCTGGCCAAGCTGATTTCATGTTGCGGCCTGAACACCGTGATGGTTCGTTTGCTATTGAAAAGAGTAAGATGGAGACTCAGGCGTTTTGGTTTTCTGAGAAGAAACCAGCGTTGATCAGGCCCTCTATGACACCTGAAATGCTTTATGAGTTTTTCACTTTTAGGCAACTTGCGGTTCCTTATACCAAGTTTGCCGAAGACCATCCTGATTATCCTAAGATGGCGGCCAAGATTGCGTGGTCGTTTTTGAATTCATTGAGCCCAACTGATTTTTCTCCCCCTGTTCTTACGTGGGAAGAAAGTCTGTCTTCGTTTTCTGCTGAAGCCATGAAGAGCTTGACGAATATTGGCTCTTCTTTCACGTCGTTCTTTGCTAGCTGTAAGAAGTTTGCTTTGGATAATCCGTGGGTTATGGCTGCTGCGGGTGTTTTAAGTTTGATTGCTGGTGTTATTGTCGGCAAGAAGATCTATGACCATTTGCCTCATGAGTGGAACGCTTTGTACACTGTTCATCCTGAGCAGTGCACTTTTGCTCGGGTTTATGGACCCGCTGGCGAAGAGGTGTGTCCAATTTGTTGGCTGCCGACTTGCAATCATAAACGTTCTGAATTCAAGTACCTGGGGGAAACTCAAAGCTTTGGTGCTAAAAACACGAATCAAACGCGCAAGTTCATGCGTACGTCTGGTAAGCAAAACCTTGATACAAGAATGAGGTCACGTGCCCTTAAAGCTCATCGATCAGAAGAGCTTCTCGAAACTCAGGGTATCGGTCAAGGACATTTTTCTAAGCAACGATTGATTAAGGATACCCAGGGTGCTACCCAAGATATCACTGAATTAGTGAAGAAAGCCATGTTTGACTTTTCGATATCGCTTTCGGGTGGAGAGTGGGTTAAAGTCGGTTTCTGCTTTGCAGTGACCGGCAAGACTTGTCTCGCCCCTCTTCACTTCCTTACGGAAGCTCTTGGAATTATAGATGACCGCGGTGATGATTTCCGCGAATCTGGTTCCATACGGTTTAAGATGTTTAATGACGTTGAAGAATACACCTTTGGTTTGGAGGAAATTGAAAGAATGGCCTACGAAGACGACTGTGCAACTGACGCTTGGTTGTTTGATGTCCCTAATAAGGACTATCAAGACAAGCGTGATCTCATTGGTTTGTTTCCTACCAATGATGAAGCCGCTTCTCTTCTTTTCACAGCTTCGCGTAATGTTCAAGCTCGCTTGGTTATGAGGCAGCATGATGTTAATGTGTCTCATCTCACGGGAATTCGTGAAGAAAAAGTCCTGTCCAATGGAGCCCTTGAAGTCAGAAGAAATTTGATTTCTTATCAGTGCGACAACTATAAAGGACTGTGTGGCGCTATGTTAGTTTCTGAAGGAACGCGTTTTGCTGGCAAGATCTTTGCTCAGCATATAGCTGGTTCTCAACAAACTGGTGTTAGCCTTGGTGCTATCGTTACTGGAGATACTATACGGAAGTACCAAGGTCGCGTTACTGAAAAACGGGAACCGAGTTTCCCAGACATGGTTACCCAAGCCGCTCTTGACTTCCACGGAACTGTTCCTGCAGATTACGTTACGCGTAATCTTGACGTTCCTTCCAGCGTTTTTATAAAGAACACGCTTTTGCCTTGGGATGGCGATGGTCCCGAGTACTTCAAGCGCAAGACAACGTCTGTAAATGTTAGTCCTTACAAATTTGAAGCTAATAGAGCTAAATTTGGTCCAGTTACTACGGACAAGATTAAACTACCCGTCGTTTTGAAGGACTTTATGCGCACTCACTATCTTTCACATGCCAACCATGTTCCAAAGCGGATCTTTACTTTGGAAGAGGCTATTATGGGCCTACCTGGTTCCCATTTTGATGGGATAGACGGGAAGACTTCTGCTGGCTATCCGGATACGTCGTTTGGAATAAACGGCGATGACTATTGGAGCTTGGATGTTCTGGGGCGTTTTGTTCCTGGTCCTAAGTGGTTGACTTTGGTTGAAGACGTTCAGAACTTTATTAACGTTGCTAAAACCGGGTTGACTCCCGTTGTCGCCTTTAAGGATTGCTTAAAAGGTGAGAGGTTGTCCATTGAGAAGGTCGCAGCTGGTAAAGCTAGACTTATTAGCATACCTCCCAAGTTCATTGTGGTACTCGTCAAGATGTATTATGGCGCTGTTATCAAGACACTTTCTGATGGTACGCCATTCAATACCATTTTAAAAGGCTATGATGAAAAGAATGCCGATTATTGGTCTGTAATTGGTAGGTACCTTGCAGCTTTTGGCGACAATGTTGGGGCCGGCGACTATAAGGCGTTTGACCACCATCAAGCTGGACAATCTGTAGAATGGTCAATGGATCTTTTTGACTCGTTTTATACTGACGCTACCCTATGCGATAGGAACGTCCGGAAGGCTTTAACCAGTGTTATTACTCATCAGTACCATGTTTTCGGAAGTGTTCTTGAAGAATATCATGATGGTATGCCTTCGGGATGGCCATTGACTTCTGAAATCAATTGTGTTACTAACTTGCGGCTGTTCTTGACCGCATGGTTAGAGTTGCACGATTGGCGTGAATCCTCTCTTTTGTCTTACTTTGATAACGTCCATTGTCTTTTTCTTGGGGATGATAACATATTTTCTGTGTCCAATCATTACAGTAAGATGTTCACTCCTCAGCTAATAGCCAAGGTTGTTGCGCGTGAAGGACATGTTTACACTGATGTAAACAAGGGTCCAGCCCGCGACTTCTTGGAGCCTCTTTCGGAAGCTACGGTTCTTAAGCGTTCTTTTCGTGAGTTCGCCCCAGGGCGTTTTGTAGGGCCGCTCGATCTAGATGTGGTTCTCGAAATGCCCCTATGGAGTAGGGCCGGTGCTGACTACCGATCTATTGCTGTGTCTAATCAAGACACGGCACTCCGTGAGCTTAGCCTTCATGGTCCTGAAGTGTTCTACTTTTGGATGCCTAAGATGAAGCGCTTTCAAGGGAAGTATTGGAATCCTTTGTCTGAGAGCTATGATGTGCTGTTTTCTGCGGCCACCGGCTCTCCGTGCTATGCCTATGAAGGCATGGCCTAAATTTAAGTAACGGGTGAGACCTATAATAAACTCCACCCTTCGGAGGTGTTAAATCCCGACGCTCGATTACAACGATAGACTTACGCGGGCTGACGCATGTTTCAGGGAGTTATACTGCCAGGCGCCTCTAAAAGCCAGGAACCTATCTCAAAACATCATTATGCAAAACACGACAGCTGCAACATCGGGCACGAATGTTGAGCAAGCTTCAGCAAGTGCCACTCACAACACCACAAAGTTTGAAGATGACACAGTTGGCGCAACATCTTCTGAACCTATTCCTTCGCCTGTGCCTCTCGTCCCATTCATGGATGTTGAGGGTTCGGGCACGATTGTAGATTTTCTTGAACGTCCTACCCTTTTATCACAAGGTGCCTTTACGACGACGGACATCACTACTTTATATTCCGTCGATCCATTTTTGTCTTTAGTTTCTGGTGCCAAGGCTCCTAAGCTTAATGGTATCTATGGGGTGAAGGCTGATCTCGAAATTACGTTGAATGTTAACGCTACTCGTTTTCAAAGTGGCAGATACATATTAGCGTTTTTGCCTTCGGGTGGTATTCCAATAACCACGCCTGCGTTTGCAGCCTATAGAAGAATGCACGCTACGACGTTGGTTAATATTACCCAATTGCCTCATGTTGAAATAGACATTGCGTCTGAAACGCATGTGTCTCTCTCTCTCCCTTGGAAAGGAGTCGCACCTTTCTTCGTAAACTTGTCCACCTATCCTGTAGGTTTTGGGCAATTGTTCCTTTATCCTTACGTTGGCCTTCAGTCGTCCTCTGGCGATTCTGTTGCTGGATACACGATTTGGGCTAACATGAAAAATGTTTCACTTATTGGTCCTACGGTCACTCAATCCGCTCTTGGTGATGCTGAAGCGAAGAGGAAAGGAAAGGGTCCAGTTGAAACTACCCTTTCTAAAATTGCTTTAGCTTCTAATATTCTTGGCGATCTTCCCCTTTTGGGGAACTCCGTTAAGGGTGTTGGTTGGTCCGCAAGCCTTTTGGCCCGGGCCGCCCACGCCTTTGGATGGTCAAAGCCTCTGGATATGTCAGCCCCTATGGTCACTCGAAGTCATCAAGTCAAGTTTTTGGAGAACGTTGACGGAATAAGTACTGCCAAGCAAATTGGGGCCTTTTCAACGAATGCTATTGACCCGGTTCCTTTGAACGTTCATTCGGAAGTTGATGAAATGTCTTATGATTTCGTGAAGCAGGTTTATGCTTATTTTCAAACAGTACCTTGGACTGCAAGTTATGCAGCGGGTACTCAGTTGGCCTCTTTCTCTGTTACTCCCAATGAGTTCAACGCGTACGGGAGTGGTTATGTTATGCCTCCTGTTTGTTTTCTCGCTAATATTCATCAGTTTTGGCGTGGCTCTTTGAAGTACAGGTTTAAGTTTGTTAAAAATGAGTTTTATTCTGGTAGGCTTATGTTTAGTTATGAGCCGAACTATAAAGCTATTAATATTTCCACGACCATCGCTCAGACTGAGTTCAACAGACGAATAGTTGTTGATGTCCGTCAAACGAATGAAGTTGAACTTACAGTACCTTACATTTCACCGTTTATGTATCAAGAAGGCTCCACTGGTATCGGTCATTTGATTGTGACTGTTATCGATCCTTTGGTGGCTCCCAACACTGTTCCCTCCACCATTTCAATTGTGGTGGAAATTAGCGGTGGTCCTGATTTTGAGGTGGCTGTGCCTTTAGGCAATACCCTTGAACCTTGGGTGCCTTTTGTGACCCAATCTGCTTTGTCTTCTTCTGTTGTGGCGGACTTGGGTTCCCCCTCTGATAAAGCGTCCTTACTTCCTGCGACTATGTGTATCGGAGAGAAGATCATGTCATTCCGTCAGCTATGGAAGTTACCCGTTGAAATGGTTGGTCAAGCCACTCATAACAGGACACTTACTGTGACTTCAAATAAGGTGTCTGTTATTAGTCCTTTTAATAACAATTGCGTTGTTCAGAACGTGAGTATTACTGGGGCATTAGCACGTTCGGCTTTTTTCTGCGACTTTTATGATCTAGTCAGTAGTATGTACACGTGCGTTACTGGCTCTATGCGCGTTGTTGCGAATGACCCTCTTAGGTATCAGTGGGCTCTTGGCTATGCCTTTAATTTGTTTGCCCGTGGAATTATCAATACGGACAATCATACAGCCAATGAGTATGACAACCTTAAAGTTTATGTTGATACGACTGTTGAGCCGATCGATGTAACCGTACCTCCCTATCAGAAGACAATGGGTAGGGCAGTGGCAGCGGCTTTGAACAATGAAGCCGGAACGGGAGGGTTCTATCCCGTTTTCGATTTTTCCACATCAGTTAATTTGATACTGGCCCCATACACGACTACAACGATGACAGTTAGGCGAATGCCTGCAGATGATGCAAACGCCTGGGGATTCATTGGAGTTCCAGCTCTCGTGTACAAAAATCAAAGCTAGAGGTCTCACCCGATCTCTTTCTATTACGTATTCAAAAACACAAAAACACATGCTAAGCAAGTAAAATTACTGGTAGTCGGTTGTTGGTCGTTTGTTGCCAGGGTGGCGGTTTTTTTAGTTATTATTTAAAATCACAAAAACAAAATAAAATATAAAAGTAATGCAGTTTAGCATTGCGCAAATAAACATTTATATAAGCTTCTGCTTGCACAGGTCTTGCGACCTTGTCCTGGTAGGTTAGTTTCGGAATGTCGGTCGGTTTGCGCAGTGCGCATTCAGTGCTTTCGGAACGTTGAAGCGGTAACGCGTACTCTTTAGAGTGGGTGGTTGTTGTTTGTCTAAACGTCAGGTGTTCCCTGTATGACGTCCTTAATCTGAGCCGGTTTGCCGGAGTGTTGAGGAACGATTCATGAGGATTGTGTCACGTGATGTGGGTCCGGAATTTTAGACCGAGTACGGTGCGCCGGAGGCTAGGAGGCAAACATTTTTCACGATCTTGTGGAATATGACTCGCTCCTGCCGGTGTGCTTTTTCTTTAAT